ATTATTGAATCAGGTGATTCACTTTTTTCTAATGTAAGTGCAAAAACTATTTCCCCGACTAGTGTTATGAATCATAGAGACGGTGTTCATCATTATGTAGATTCTGTTGGAACACACAGAACTTATGGTGGGTCAGGTTGGTCTTCAGTATCACATCTAAAAAAAGAAGAAGAGGAAAACGAAAAGAAACGACAGATTAAGATTATTAGACCTGAGAGAATGAAAAGAGTTCTCAGGGAATTTGAGCGAATAATGTCTGATGAATGACACGACAAAGATTAAAGATATAGAAATTACTGATACCGATAATTTCACCTTAGTAGCACTCCATATAGTAAATCAAGAAGGAATGAGTCTTGATATAAGTAAGATTGCTCCAAACTTTCGTCTTTATGAAAGTATCTATAATAAGTTTGTCACAGCAGATTTAACTATTGTAGATTCTCTTAATATTCTAAAACACTATCGTTTTACTGGACAAGAGTTTTGTCGTGTAGCATATAGACACGGAAGTGATGAAGACGACCCATTAGCTCCAGTTATCGATAAAACATTTAGAGTTTATCAAATTATTAATGTCGCAAGACAAAAAGAAACCGTTCAATCATATCAGATGAAATTGTGCGACCCATCTATGTTTACTGCAAGAAGTACTAGAATGAGTAAAGTACTTAGAGGTTCTCATTCTGAAATGTTATTCAATGTTGTGAATGGAGAAATGAATCTTCCCTTAAAAGAGATACAACATTGGGAAGAATCTGAAGGTGACAACCATCAGTTTGTATGTCCTAATTGGTCTGCAACTCGATTCATGGACTATATCACCACTCATGCAAATAAAGGAATCAACTCTACATATAGAAATGGGTTTTTCTTTTATCAAACTTTATTGGGTGGATACTGTTTCAAGTCTGTTGATAATATGTTTAGTGGAAATGAAGAGGGGATTGACGAGTCCAAGATGGGTATAGTTGGATATGCAAATTATTATAAAGGATTGGAAGTGACGTATAAACCTTCTAGTGGTGCAAAAGATAAACCATCAAGAGAGAGGGTTATGAAGATAGCGAAACCCCAATTATTCGATACCCTTACAGGAACATATGGTGGTGCATATTCATCAGGAATGGAAGGATATGACCCTATTAGAAAAATAGGATTTCAAGAAGCATATGATATAGAAGAAACCTTCGATAGAAATCAAAACCATGTTTCTAAAGTTCCGTTAATAAGAACAGAAAGAATGTTAGACCATTCAGGTGGTCAAGAACGAGGTTTGACTACAGAGGAACCTTCTACAGATGGAAGTGCAGTAGTAGATGCTCCACCTGTTCTAGATGTGCCACATCATTTTCAATTACCCCCAAACAAACAATTTCAAAGTACTGTAATTTATGACTATTATTCAAAACATGATTTTGATAATTCTAATGACATCGAATCAGATGAAGTTTTTCAGGGACAAGTGATTAAGGATAATTCGCAACTCGAAAGAAGAGGACTGTTGCAAATCTTACAACAACATACAGTTGTAATAACTATTCCAATAAGGAGTGATTTAACAGTAGGTCAGATAATAACTTTATCAATTCCTGAACCCGAAATTATGGATGAAACATCATCCACTGAAGATAGAATTAATGACAATAGATATCTAATTACAGATTTGTGCATCAATGCAAGTGTGTTTGAAGGAAGAGGATATATTGATTTAGAGTGTGTAAAAGAAAGTTTTGCAAAAGATATAACCGTGAGTGAGCTACAAAACATGAATAAATCGGGGTCTGCATCATCAGATGATAATACAGGTAAGGCAACATAATGAAAACATATTACGGAATAATAGAGGACAGACAAGACCCACTTAAGATTGGTAGGGTTCGTGTTCGTGTTCATGGGGTACACTCACCTGATAAGAATTCTATTTCAACACCCGACCTTCCATGGGCTCAAGTTATGCTCCCAACAACTTCTGCAGGGTTGTCAGGATTTGGAACACAACACGGACTTGTGGAAGGTTCCACGGTAATTCTATTTTTTAGAGATGGTGACTTGTGTCAACAACCAGTAGTGATTGGTTCAACTGCAGGTCTACCTGCATCAGGTTTTCGTGAAGCAATCGATGACGTTCTTATAACAAGAAACCCCGAACATGGATTTAATGACCCAAGAGGTTTGACAACTTCTGCATATGATGGGAAACCCGATGGTGCGAATCCCGACCATGCACCTAGAAGAGGGTTTGGATTAACTACTGCATTAGACACTGCACCTAAGATTTATGAATCTAGGGACATAAGTTATATCGGTAAGGGGTCTTCGATTACCGAACCTACGCTTACTGAAAAAGACTTACCCTATTATCCTTTATACACGGACAAGTCTGATTTATCTGCACTTGCTGGAACTACTGATGATGAGGGACTTCACGCAGGAAGAGATATTATTAAAGACCTTCTTCCTAGTAAGAAAGAAATCAAATGTCCTGCAAAACCAGTTTACCCATATAACAAGGTTGTACAGTCAGAGTCAGGTCATGTCATAGAGATGGATGACACACCTAGTGCCGAAAGACTTGCAATTGAACATAGGTCAGGAACGTTTCAGGAGATTCATCCTGACGGTTCTATGGTGACTAGAGTTGTAAATGACAACTACACTATTATTTGTAGAGACGAGGAAGTGTTCGTTGGTGGAAAGGTCAACATTAAAGTTCTAGGTGATGCAAAGATTGAAACCATAGGAAAACTCGAACTCAAAGCTTTTAAAGACGGTAAGATTGATGTTGTAGGTAAACTAGATATTGAAGCAGGTGGAGACATAACCTTAAAATCTGCGAAAGAAGTATTAGTTAAAGCAACTAAGTTTAGACCGAACTCTTAATTATGGGAACAATGACACTTCAATTGGTTGATGCAGAAACCAATAAACTTAAAGACAGTGAAGTCGAACCTTTAGAGGCGGAAATCCCATCAGCACTAGCGTGTCCTGAAGGGGACATCTTTTCCTTACCCACAAAAGACGAAATCGTAAACGCATTTAATGAAATGGCTGCAATCCCTGGCCAGATGCAAGCAAAAGTCCAAGAGATGAAAGCAGAAAAGGAAAAGGAGATTGCAGACTTATACAAACAATTAGAAGAAGCAGATACACAAGAAAAACGAGATGCAATAAACAAACAGATAGAAGAAAAGGAAAACTTTGTTAAGACTCAAATCGAAGGTGCGATACAAGAACAGATTGATGAGGTCACAGAAACTGTTGAAGAGTTTGTTGATACACTTGCAACAATATTATCTCCGTATTGGGATAAAGATGGTTTAAATCGGGACTGGCAAAAAGAGGCACGAGAAGCATTTAAAGAATTACTTGAAGAGTTTCATACATATATTCCAGTAAAGATTGCAGAAATCATTTCTTCTATAGTTCCAATTTCATTTACAATATCATTGATGGGTCTATCAATTGATGTTTTAAAACTAATTACTTCTCCTGCATACAAACAAGAGTTGATAGACCAAATATCAGGTAAGAGTTTCGACTTAGAAATAGTAGAGAAGTTCAAAGAGATACAAAAGATTAATGATGATATAGAAAAACTAGTAGAAGAGTTAGCAGACCCCGACATTAGTATGGAAGACCATATAAAGAAATCGGAAGAGTTGGAAGCACTAGAAAAGAAAAAGGCAGACCTATTAATTTCTGTTGATGATATCTATAAACTGAAAGATGATTTTGTAGACAAATTTTTTCAAATGGTTCCTGAAGAGTTTAGACAATTTGACGGTGAGTTTGGTGTAGTTGATAACAAGGGTAAAGCAAAGATAGTTTGGAATTATATCAAAACTGAAATCAAAGGATGGATTCAGAACTGGTATGTGAAAGCATTTGAAAAACTAATCAGCATCTTTGATAAGATTTGGAAACTGTTAGGTTTACCTGATTTACCTTTCTCTCAACTCATAGACATTATGACTTTCGATATCAAGGCAATGGTAGAAGCTGCAATCCAAACTCTAAAAGACCAGTGGAAAGAATTGAAAGAAAGTTTACAATCAGATATTGGTAAACTAGATGATAAGATGGATAAACTAAAAGAGGAATTAGCAGACCCCGATATATCCATGGAAGACCACATAAAGAAAATGGAAGAGTTGGAGAAACTACAACTAGAGAAAAAAGATTTAGAAAACAAGTTAATAGAAGAAGGTGAGAAGTTTAGAGGTCTAATTAAAGACAAGATACTAGGACTCAACCTTTTTGGTTTTAGTATAAAAAGTATTCTAGGTGAAATTGAATCGACCACTGCTTCAATCGAAGAAGAAATTTCAGAAATGCTTTTAGCACTAGAAGACTTCAAACTGAATTTCCATAAGAAGATACTATTTGAATGGGTTAAGATAGTTAAGAAGTTTCTTAGTGCAATAGGACTGGGTTCAATTTTTGAATTCGTATTCTTAACATGGTGTGACTTCCTAAAACTAATTGGTATGCCTATGAGTATCGATTTAAAAATTCCAGCGATTGCAGGTGTTATAACTGCAGTCACAAAAGAAACTGTCAATGCACCAAGAGTTAATTCAGATGACACTAGTGACGAGGGGATTTCATTTACTAAACTAAGACTAGAGTCCCAAGTAGGTATAACAGCATTCTCAGTCTCAACTGGAACAGGGACAGTTCATGTATTTGTTGATGGAGATGAAGTTGAACACGGAGATGGGGTGACAATTTCAGGAAACAATGCAACATTTGATACTACAATATACACCCAAGAAGAATATGATGCAGGGACTACTAAAGATATTTCATTAATTAAGATATCTTAATTAACTAACTCTCACTCATGGTATAAATAGATATATGGCAATAGATATAACCAATCAAAGTAAACAGGTTGCGACTTCAAAACACGCATATTCTGATTTAGACTTATTATTTAGAACACATCCTCAGACTGGAGATGTTGTTGTAAGAACCGATGCAGATGCAGTTAAAAGGTCAGTAAGAAATATCATATTGACCAATCATTATGAGAGACCATTCAAGCCTGGTTTTGGTGCTTCTATAAGAGAATTACTTTTTGAGTTAAACACCTCTAGACAATTACGAAAAGCACAAAACAGGATTAAAAGACTTATAGAAACATTTGAACCTAGAGTTCATGAGGTTAACGTCAGATTACAAGATACGGATACTAATGAAATACAATTAG